TTAATATATTCGTAGATGGATTATACCCGATTCCAGCATCTACTTTTAATGGTAAATTACCAGTATTTGCACTTACAAAAGTTGGAAAAAAGGTAGCATTTGTTGCGTCGGCTGCTATTGCTACATTCGCAGCATTTGATATTGTCCCAGTGACATTACCAGTTAAGTCTCCGGTGACATTCCCAGTTAAATTACCAGCAAAAGTGCTGGTTAATACATTCGTAGAAGGATTATACCCGATTCCAGTATCTACTTTTAAAGGTAGATTACCAGTAGTTGCACTTACAAATGTAGGATAAAAAGTAGCATTAGTTGCTATTGTTGCTATTGTTGAATTGGTTGAATTGGTTGCTGTTCCAGTTAAGTCTCCGGTGACATTACCAGTGACATTCCCAGTTAAATTACCAGCAAAAGTGCTAGTTAATATATTCGTAGATGGATTATACCCGATTCCAGCATCTACTTTCAATGGTAAATTACCAGTATTTCCACTTACAAATGTTGGAAAAAAGGTAGCATTTGTAGAATCAGTTGCTATTGTTGAATTGGTTGAATTGGTTGCTGTTCCAGTCAAGTTGCCAGTAATCGTTGAACTGACCGACAAAGTTCCCGTAATTGCCGTATTTAAGAGTGAATTAGAACCATCAAATTGTTCTATGTTGCCGTTGTTTTTTATCTTTAATGCTGGGGCTAAATCAGTTGGGTCTTCATACATTCTAATCCCCTCTGCACTAACGGATCGATTAAAGGTTGTGTATCCATTTGGATAAGAACCTCCTATATCGATATATTGAACTCTACTCTCAATCGCATCTAATGAAGCATCTGCTGATGCGGCGCTTGCGCTTGAACTTGCTGCCGAACTTGCAGAACTTGACGAACTTGCCGCAGCAGCACTCGCAGAAATTACCGCAGCCGCAGCGCTAGCTGCACTCGCAATTGATGCTGTTAATGCTAATGCGGCAGCGGCATTAGCCGAATCAGCGTTTCCATCTGTGCCATTCGTTCCATCAGTGCCATCACTCCCATCACTCCCATTAGAACCATTAGACCCATTCGTTCCATTCGTTCCAGCATCACCTCTTGGAATTGTGAATGTCAGTTGATGTGTTTGTGTAGTCCCTACTGTTGTAATTGTGTCTGTTATAATCGCATTCGTTCCAGCGTTCCCAGTGGTAATTGTGGGGGTATTAAATGCCACACTCGTCCCATTCGTCCCATTAGCCCCGTTCGTCCCATTCGTCCCATTCGTCCCATTCGTCCCATTAGCACCAGTAGCACCAGTAGCACCAGTAGCACCAGTAGCACCAGTAGCACCGGTAGCACCAGTAGCACCGGTAGCACCAGTAGCACCGGTAGCACCAGTAGCACCGGTAGCACCAGTAGCACCAGTAGCACCAGTAGCACCTTGTGACCCCGCAGTGGCTTCTATATTAAAGAAAGATTGGTTAAATATACTTGCTTGAAATGTCGGAGGGGTTTCTTCACTCATTATATAAATACTAATATATTATTTTTAGGAAGTTATTTTATATAGGTATAATATAGTATGCCTCCTAAAAAAGATAAACCAGCGGAGTTGATTGACTGGTATAAAAAGATTCCAGAGAAGTTCCTATTGAAACAACACAACCCACACTTTGAGACCCATCATATTAAACTACCTTTTCGTATGCTAATCGCCGGCGGTTCGGGATCTGGAAAAACACAGACACTCTTCTCTCTACTCTACAATATGCCTAACACCTTTGAGAATATCTTCATCACGACAAAAAATAAAGACGAGCCACTTTACAACTACCTTGAAGAAAAGTTTGAGAAGAAGGGCGGTGTGAAAATCACCGAGATAGACAAAGAAGGATTACCCGATTTAGATAAACTAGACAAGACCCAACAAAACTTAATCGTTATGGACGATTTAGTAGGCGAGAAAAATCAAAAACCTATGGAGCAATTCTTTTTAAGAGCAAGAAAGAAAAACTGCAGTATGGTCTATATCTCCCAATCTTATTATGCTGTCCCGAAGATGATACGCAACAATTTAACCTACTTGATAATTAAGCAAGTATCCAGTATGAAAAACTTGACGATGATAGCGAGGGAGTATGATTTAGGGATGACGAAAGACCAGTTGATGGATATGTATAAAGATGCTACTGAAGACAAAAAGAACTTCCTTTTGATTGACCTTGATGGCGACCCTAAACAAAGATTTAGGAAGGGATTTAGTGAATATTACGAAATTGATGAGTAAAAAAAAATTAATTTTTTACTTTAAAAATAAAAATCTCAAGCAAATATATAAAGAATGAGCGGTACCGGAAGCTTGATGATACGCAACCTTCGTAAGCCCGATGACTACAGTAAAGCAGCGGCAGCACAAGATGAGTTGATAAGAATTGCTATTGCTAATGATAGCAAAATTGCCGCCGCCCGAAAGGCATACAAATACGGCGAGATACCCAACTTAACCTCCCAGCAAGACAAAGACCCATCTGAACTACAAGCAGACCAAGCCCGGCAAGAAGCCGACTTAATCCGCAACCTACAAAGTTTAGGGTTTAGGTTCGCCGATATTCAACAAATCGTCGGCAGTTTAACACCCGATATAGAGTTTAAAATCAACCAAACCTTTCCAGCACTCAAGCGCCGTATAGAGAAGGATTTTAACCCCAAGTTAATCACCCCTTCGTTCTTCCTTGACTTTTTAGAGAAGTATTTAGAGAACCTTGACCGCACAAAAGGTTTTATTAGTGGGGGCAGTTCAAGCGCACCAACAACAAGTAGTAGGTTTGATATCGGTGGGGCGGATGAAGCTCTCGCACTTCAAGACCCCGAAGAGGTTGAACCCGGTGTTGCTATCGGTGCGCCTATTTCAGTTATAGGTGAACGAACCATCAAACCTAGAAAAGCGGAGATGATATATTCTACTGTTGAGGATTTTATTTTCGCATCATTACCCGATAAGAAAAGGTTTTTGAATAAATATTTAATTGCGTATATGAATACAAAACCCGATATATCGGACGAAGAAGAAGTGAAACTAGGCGAAGCGATCGATATGATTAATAGCGCCCAAGGGAACGATAGAATGGGTGCTTATTATGAACGTGGTGGTGTCGGTGGGGTTTTAACCGATGTTTTTTCAATATGGTCGCCGGTGGTATTTAATAGATTAACCGAAGTCGGTAGTAATTTAATCCCTATGCGAAAAAAAGAGGGCGAAGGTTTACGCCAAAGAAGAAAGAAAGAACCCAAAGGATTAAAACCAATTAAACTCGGTAAAGGTATTGTTGTAGAAGAAGCCCCAGTTTTTAGACCTCTCGGTAAATATATAGTCCATTACGGTTTTCTTTCAGATAAAGATATTTTAAACGTCAAGTATCCAAGTGGGGGCGCTATCCCCCAATTTAAACCTACCCCCATCAGCGATGTATTTAAGGATTTTATTATAGATCTTTTAGAAAATGGAAAAGCCAACACTCGAGTATACGAACATATACCACAAGAGGAGCGTAAGTTATTTGAGAAAATTGCTAACGGGGCGGGTATTTTCCATTCACTGGGGTTAAAGAAAGTGATTATGAATACGGATAAAGAAGAGAACGACCGGTTTAATTTATTAAAGGGCGAATACTTGGCGGGCAACAATTCGCAAAAAGTGCTTCACGAGTTGAGACGTTTAGTAATTAAGTTTATGAATGACGGTCGTTTACATAAATCGCAAGCCCTTAATTTTCTTATGGAGTTCTCTATTTAGGAAACTATAACAAAGTTTTTTATCTTGTTAATATATATTATGCGAACTCTCATCTTAAATAGTAGTAATATTGTATCGGATACTAATAATTCAGTATTAGAATACAATTTCCCATCGGGTGGTATTAGACTTGAAGAAGGTGATAAAATTGCTCTTGCCTCTTTACAGATGTATTATTCAACTTTTAATATCACCAGTGGAAATAGTAATAACCAGTTTAGTTATACTTGGATTGATGGTACTACTTTTCCAGTCGGCACCGGTACATCCTCTACAAGCGAAACTATACCCAATGGGTTTTATGATGTAGACGGATTAAACGACCTACTTCACTATCAGATGATAGCCAACGGTCATTATTTAACGAATGACTCTACTGGCGATTATGTCTATTTTATTAATTTATCTACCAACGCGAACCGTTATGCAGTTCAAGCAGATTGCTACCGTATAAATACTACTTTATATCCATTAGCAGATTACACCGCTGGAACAGCAACGACTGGTGCTGCTTCTTGGGCTGGTTCGTGGGATAATACGACACTTGTCCCGCAATTAGTCATCCCTTCTACTAATTTTAGAAATGTTATAGGGTTCGCCGCCGGTAATTTTCCAACAAGTCGCACCGGTCACACTGCTACTCAATCTTTTATCTCCACCTTCACTCCTCAAGTCACTCCACTTTCATCTTTTCTTTTAACCTGTACTTTAGTAAATAATAACTTTGCTGTGCCTAACTCGTTGATTTATTCATTCTCACCCGAAGGGACATTCGGAGACCAGTTTACCGTAGCACCAAACCAGTTAGTATTTATAAACGGTCAACCCGGTTCTTATACTAGTTTTAGGGTTAGTTTTTTAGACCAAGATGGCATACCAGTGGCTATTGAAGACGAGCAGATGGTTATTCTTTTAACAGTATCAAGTAAAGGAGATAATTTAGGATTGTAGTTTAGCGTTTTTTTCTTATCACTATATATAAAGGATGTATATTCATAAACTAGGAAAATCAACAAGTGGCGGTGGTGGGCGTTTTAGTATGGGTTTAGGAAAAAAGGGCAAAGTAACTAGAGACCATAAACGAACGATGGGTGAAGGTTTAATGGATAAGATCTATGAAGACGGGGTGGTTCATAAACCTACCCGGTTGTTAAGAGAATTAAAACCTTCTCAAAGACCATCAGTTCCAAAAAAGTATGTTTCACTTTTGTAATTTTTTTAGAGGAGATGATTTAGGCGTAAAAAAAATTATATCAAGGATTATTTTATCTTTGCTATAATATATAATGGATAACCTCGTCTTTGAAGAGAGTGTCAACTCGGAGATCCCAACAAGTGAGTTTGTCGACAAACAGTGGTTGTATGTTAACGACAACAACAACTCCAATTACACCGGTCAGATAGTACTCGATACTACACCTTTAGCAAATAGCGGGTCTTATATAAACTGGAGCGAAGCGTTCCTTTCAATTCCGCTTGTATTACAAGTTGAAGGAGATGCGACTATTACTGAAAAGGGTGCTTTTGACTGGATGGCGGGAATGAAGAATGGCTTTTGGCAAATTATTCACAGTATGAGTGTAGAGTTCAACAACGGTTCAGTCATCCAACAATCGCCTTTCTTAAACGTCTTTTGTAGTTTTAAGAACTTGACTTCTTGGAGTAGTGAAGATTTAAAGAACTGGGGTTCAGTGTGTGGTTTCTATCCCGATACTGCTAATGCGTGGTTATATAACAACAGCACTGTATCTGGTTCCATCTTAAACTACTTGAATACATCGGGTCAAGGTATTTGTAATAACAGAAACGCACCATACGTCCAAATTACCGCCTTTCCCGATTTAACAATTGCTGGTTCTGATGTATTAGTTATGGTAA